GTTTAATAATTGGTAGTGGTGTAGTTGCAACACAGAGTTCAACCTTGTATACAACTAATATAGCAATTAATGGTACTCTTAATGGACAAGCTATTGATACTATTGTAGGTCCAGCTGCTGCTTCTAGTCTTTGGGTTGGTGAAACAGGATATACAAGAACAACACCTGACAAGTTTAGAGCTTATGACAATGGAGCATTGTATTTGCAACCAATCACTACTGCTTCTATAACTACTCCGATTTTAGGTGAAGTCTTATTCAATTCAACTTCGAATACGTTATCATTGTACAATGGTTCAGCATGGATTGATCTATCGCCTAATCAAGATCCTACTGCTACTACAGGTGTATCAATTGATTGGAGTGCACCAAGAATATATAACACGCCTACTTCAGCAGGTACAGGAAACATTACAAGTTCCAATACTGGTGCTAGATTAGGTATCATACAGAAGATCTATCATAACTCTGCTACAGCTCCTACAGTTCCATCAAACTGGGTTCTTATCAGTGGTTATTACAAGACTTCAACACTAAACATTATCTATGCAGAATATTCTACTTCAACAAGAGTAGAGTACTGGATCATCTAATAAACATTAGTTCAAATAAATTATGAGTATATACTATAGAACACTATTGAATGCAAATCCTATTATTAGTATAGTTAATTATGCTATATCTCAAGGGTGGACTATTCCCTCTACTTCTACAATAGCTGCAATGAATACGTATATAAATTCATTGCAAACTAGCGGATTATGGGAAAGATACGATATATTCTATAATTTCGGGTATAACAATGCTTCACTTTATAACTTTTCTACTATAAACTGGAAATCACCCGGATTATTCAATATTACATATAACGGTTCATTTCTTTCAAGTAATTATGATGCACAGGGATTACTTGGAACATATGATGGTTCATATGTAGGTATGAAATTTAATACAGGATTTATTCCAGCTACACATAGTGTTAATTATCAATTGAATAATGCAAACCTTACATCTATTTCAGCTGTAGGATCTCCTATAAATTTTTCTTATAATGCAGCATATTATAATTCAACCATTATAAGAGCCAGATGGGTGGCGTTAAGTAAAGCAGGGTCAGCTGCTGGAGATTATTACGGCATAAATAATTCTAATTATAATAATCAGCCAGGTGATTTAGCAACAGGATTTTCAAGGACATTCGATATTATGTGTAGGACAAATTCATCTCAAATATTTACATACAATGATATTTTTGGTAATAATACATTTCCATCTCCTTCTACATCATTAGCAACAGATCAAATTGGACTTGTTACAACTAATATCAATACAGCGGGTAATATTACATCGTTATCGCTATTTGGGGCAGGTTCTTCTATGGATAATACAGATTTTACTATTTTAAATACTATCACAAGTACTTTTAGAACATCAATTGGACTATAATGGATATAAAAGATAATAATTTAGACAACATTCAATATATAAAATCTATTATTAATGTATCAAAAACTGTAGAAGAATCGAAAGATCTTGATTATTGGGATAACATACCGATGAGTCATCATGAGTACAGTATTCTTTATGCGTTATGGAATTTTAAATGTAAGAGAATATTAGATATCGGTTGTGGAGCTGGTAATGTGCTTCGTTATGCTAAGAATATTGGATTTGAAACAACAGGAATTGATTTTCAAGATTTTTCACCTTATAACTTAAATCATACTTTTATTCACAAAGATCTTAGAGAACTTGACCCATCATTCTATTCACAATATGATATAATCTATATAGCAATGCCACTTAAAATAGGACAAGGCTTTGAAGAGCTTATCGATCTTATTAAAGATAATATAAAAGTTGGTCAATATATCATTACTCCACTATTCATAATAGAAGATCCAAGATTTAAAAGAATATGTTCTAACACTTTCTGTAAGATTTTATAATAATATAAACAAACAAACATTCAAATGGCTAAAGATATAAATGTTGACGTTAAAGTAACAGGATTAGGTGACTTAAGAACTCAACTTAAAGCTGCTAGAGAAGATGTTGTTGCTTTACAAAGTGCAGATATTCTTGACTCTGGTGCTATTGCTAATGCTACTAAAAGAGCAGGTGAACTTAGAGATAAGTTAAATGATGCTAATGAACAGATTAAAATTATGTCTGGTGGTACTGATTTTGAAAAGGTATCAAGTGGACTTAGTCTTATTGGTGATCAGTTATCTAACTTAGACTTTGAAGGTGCTGCTAATACTGCTAAAGGGCTCACATCAGTAATAAAGGATATGAATCCTGCCTCAGTTGCTAAAGGATTCAATGATTTAGCCTCTACTGTTGGTCAATTAAGTAAGGCATTCATTCAAATGGGTCTTAAGTTACTTGCTAATCCATTATTCTTATTGGTTGCTATCATAGTTGCTGTAGTGGCTGCTATTGTTATGTTGAAAGATAAGGTAAAGATAATGGAACAAGCTTTTGACTTAGTAATGATACCTATAAAGGCTTTAATACAAGGTTTAAAGGACTTAACCGATTGGTTAGGGTTAACATCATTTGCTGAAGAAGAAGCTGCTCAAAAGTCATTAGAAGCTGCTGAGAAACGTATTGCTGCTAACCAAAAGGCAACTGCTTCAATGGATAAAGAATTTGGTAGACAAATCGCATTGGCTAAAGCTAATGGTGAAGATACTACTAAACTTGAAACTGAACAAGCTGCTGCTAGACAAACTTCTGCAGGTAAAAACATAGAAACACTTAATGCTCAAATTGCTGCTCAACGCAAGTTACTTAATGATGAGACTACACAAGAACAAGCTGAACGTAATAAAAAGATTAATGAGTTACGTAAAACTAGAGATGCTGAGGTTGAAATAAATAAAGATTCTGCTAGTCAAGTTGCAGTAATTACAGCTACTGCTAGAAAGAAAGAAGAGGATGAGAATCAAAAGGCTAATGATAAAGCTAATGAGAATGCTAAAAAGAGTGCTCAACAAGCCAGAGAATACGCAAGACAAAGATTAGAGATTGTTAAATTACTTAAAGATATGCAACTTGCTGCAATGGATGAAGGTGTGGCTAAAGAGGTTGCTATGAATAATGAAAAGTACACTAGACTTATCGCTGATACTATGTCTAATGAGAAATTGTTGGCATCTGAAAAGACAGCTCTTAAAATTGCATACGAAGAACAAAATAAAGCTGACAATGCTAAAGCTATTGAGACTGCTAAAAAGACTTTAGAAGATGCAAGACTACAAAGGTTAGCAGACCAAAAGAAAGAACAAGAAGATTTAGCTGCTCACCAACAAAAGCTTAGAGATTTCAAACAAACATACGATGATTTCATATTTGAAAAAACTGCTACTGAAGAAGAAAAGAAAATAGCTACAGTTGATAAATCATTTGAAGAGCAAAAAGCTAATGAACAAAAAAGATATTTTGGACAGATATCAGTTATGAATCTTACTGATGCTGAAAAATTTAGATTAAAAGCTGAACATTTTGCTAGAATGAAAAAACTAGAGGAAATGCATGGTGCTGAGGTAACTGAGGTAACTAAAAAATCAGCAGGTGAACAGATTGCAGCAGAAATAGACAAATACACACAGATTGCTGATAAAGCTATGGTTGGTATCAATGCTATCAATTCATTCCTTCAACAAGGTGATACAAATAGACTTAATGATATTAAATCTACACATGATGCTGAAATATCATCATTACAAGCAAAACAAGATAAAGAATTAAGTGCTAGTAATCTATCTGAAACTCAGAAAAAGAATATCAATGCTAAGTATGCTAAATTAAAATATGAAGCTGACTTAAAAGCATTCAAAGAAACTGAAACTATTAAGAAACGAGAATTTGCTAGAGACAAAGCCTTAAAAATGGTTGGTGTTGTTATTGATACTGCTAAAGCTGTTTCAGGTTCTATCGCAGCTTCACCATTAACCTTTGGTATGCCATGGGCTGCTATCAATGCTGGTGTTGGTCTATTACAATTAGCAACTATTGCTTCTACTAGTTATCAAGGTGAAGCTGGTCCTTCTGCTCCTGCTATTGGTGGTGCAGGTGGAGGTGGTGGATCTAGTGAACCTGCTACACCAGCATTATCATTAAGTGGTACACAAAATCAATTAAATACAGTTGGACCAAATGGTGCAGTTCAAAATCAAACACCAAATATAACAGTTACTGCTATTGTAAGTGAAACCGAAATAACATCTACACAAGGTAGAGTAGCAAGAATACAGAATTCAGCTGAATTATAAAGATAGATAAATAAATAAAAATTTAATATGAACGTTTCCTATATAAGAATATTAAGAGCAATAGAATCATTTGCATCTGCTCATATGCAGGTAAAGAAATTTGGTTCTGACTTTCCAGGTCAGTTACCCAACTTTGCTACAACTGATGAAGAATATCCAGTATTGTTTGTATCACCTACATCCAGTATCTTTGATGTAAATACTACAACCTTTACAATTGATGTTTATTGTTTTGATATAATTCAAAAAGATAGGTCAAATATCAATACCATACTATCAGATACATCATTGATTTTGAGTGATTTGAATAGATGGATTATTGATGCAGATCCTGCTGGATTTGATGTTATGTCTTCTACTCCTGCTACACCTATCAACAATGCTTTATTAGATTATGCTGCTGGTTGGAAAATGACACTCACTTTAGTTGCAGAAACTTATGGTGTATGCGAGATACCTTTTAGTGATATGCCTGTTGTAACAACTGAGGTTAATAACATTATCTATACAAGTTACCTTACTTGTGATACATTACCTGGTTGTGATACTATTATACAAATTGAGACTGATTTAAACTCTAAAATAGGTGAAGCCCCAATTGATGGAATTACTTATGCTAGAAAAGATGGTGATTGGACATCTATTCCATCAAGTAATGGTTATGTTCCTTATACTGGAGCAACACAAGATGTAAATTTAGGTGAATTTGGATTACTAACTGGTAATCTTGAATTTGATACAACTCCTACTAATGTACCTACTACACCTGGTTCAATGTATTGGAATGATACTGATGGAACTTTAGACTTAAAGTTAAAAGGTGGTAATGTTACTCTTCAAGTAGGACAAGAAACTGTAGTTAGAGTTGTAAATAAAACTGCAACAAATATCTCACTATTAGAAGCAAACTATCAAGCAGTAAGACTTACAGGAGCACAGGGACAAAGATTAAAAGTTGATTTAGCAATTGCAACAAATGACTTATCCTCAGCAGAAACAATTGGTTTAGTTACTGAAACTATTCCAAATAACCAAGAAGGATTCGTAACTACAAGTGGGATAATTAGAGGCATTAACACAACTGGAAATTTACAAGGAGAAGCCTGGGTAGATGGTGATGTGCTTTATTTATCACCAATTACAGCTGGTGGAGTTACAAAAGTAAAACCAATTGCACCACAACATTTAGTAATAATTGGTTATGTAGTAAATGCACATATAACACAAGGAACAATATTTGTTAAAGTGGATAATGGTTATGAGTTAGAAGAGCTTCATAATGTTAGTGCAGTTGCTCCAAATAATAATGAAGCTTTGGTTTATGAATCTGCAACAAGTTTGTGGAAACCTAAAACAATACCAACAGCTTTAGGATATACACCAGCTAATGCAAATGAAGATTTAGTAAATAGAAGACTTGGATATACAGTATCAACTGATTTATTAGCACCACAATCTGCAAATCTAGCACCTTATGCATTTGGTACAGTTTTAGCTGGTGCATTAGGACTTGTAAATAATATAATTGATGCTAATCACCCAGGGGTTCAACAAATTTCATCATTTGCTGGTAATGCAAATAGTGGTGGTTTTATTGCAACACACACAAATACTAATAGTTATTCAACAATATTTACAAATGGATTACAAACTGATTTAATATTCAAATTACTACCAAATCCAACAAATAATTATATTAGATTTGGAAATACTTTTGGTTCAATTGTTGTCAATGCACCAAGTTATGGTAATTACTTTGAAATAAATGAAACAACTCTTGCTGGAATTACAAGAAATTTTGGTGTACAAAGTTCAACAAGTACATTTACATTGACAGCAGATACTTGGTATCACCTAAGATTAAAAGAAAGTGTGGTTGGTGGTACTAATACTGTTACATTTACAGTATATAATATGATTGGAACTGAATTATTTAATCAATCATCTACAACTAACATAAATGCTACAGCACCAAGAGCTAATGTAGTATTTGGAGTAAATAAAGTAAGTGCAGTTGCTACATCAATTATATATGTAGATTACATTGGATTGACTTTCCCGCCAATGATAAGAGGAGCATTAAATTAAAAATATAAAATTATGATACTAACAAAATATAGAATGTTGAATATAAGTGATAATGGATACGTTGAAACATTATCACTAGAAGAGGCAGAGGCTTATGTAGGAACTTATGTTATAATAGAAGAGGAAATAATAGAAGATGACATTAGCTGAATTAAATACAAAGTTAGATGTAGCCTTAAGAGCTTACATCAAAAAGAGAAAACATATATTGACAGGTGCTTTATATAAATCTGTGATGTATAATTGTACATTTGAGAATGAAGCATTACAACTTAGATTCAATTCAAGGTACTATGTTAAGTTTCTTGAGCATGGAGAATTCTTGAATGATTTCTATAATCTAGATTCCACTAATGAAATACTAACTGAATTCATTAGTGGAATGATAGAAGAATTAATCTAATTTCATATCTTTTCTAAAACTGAGGTTGTTTAGAACAAAAATAAGTGGTAAATCTGTAATATTATCATAGTTAATAACATTATCATTAGCTAGTTTATGGATGACTGATTCCCAAGACCACTTTTTCATAGACTTTTCAACCTCTTCTGCTTCAATGTCTTCTTCATCTAAGTCTGCTTCATCAAAATCCGTAATCTTAGGTTCAAATATAGTCTCGTATGCAATCATAATAGAGTCTTTCCATTTCAAATAAGTACTAATTAACCAATAGATTGAAGTAATTGGTTGTCTTTCTAGTTCATCTGCTCTCATTTCAATTGAATAAGTACCATGTTTTTGGAATACTATTTCACCCCAATCATCAGCCTTAGTCTTTCTAAAGAATATTGCAGCAATAGTAGTCAGATTTGCATAGTAATCCTGAAAGTAATGTTCTAAATCTATGAACTCACCAAACTTTATAGAGTTAACATTAATAGCAGTCAAATCATCAATCTTTAGTTTAGGACTTGATGTTGGTTCTAAACTTAACCATTTGAGTTGTTTGATGTAATTGTTTAGTTGTTCAGTATCAATATCATCCCACATTTCATCAGTAGAATCGGTGTCTGTTAGAATAGATAGAATATGTACATATCTTTCATAGAATGACATCTCTAAATCCAATTCTCTCAGTGCAATAAACTGGTCTACATAAACCTCATCCCAAGATTTTGGCAGATTAATTATCATTTGTTAATAGGTTGTAATCTTTAATCAATTTTTTAGACAAGTAAGACATCAAAGGCATAGCCACATCAGCCATTATTTCCTTTCTAATCAACTCAGCTTTAAAGTGTAAGTGAGATTTGTCAAAGTTAATAGTCTTATCAGTATCACTTCTTTTGTAAATAACTGCAAGGATATCACCTAAGTATCTTTTACTATTTTTATTGATAAAGTCTTCAATTAGTCTCATTTCCTTAACAGTCAACTTAAACTCTTCATCAAAAGCATGGTACTCAATGTCATTAAGGACAATGGTTTGTTTCATTTTAAACTCTTCATCACCTAAGAAATTGAATTGTTTAATCAGGTCTATAAAGTCAAAGGTATCAAAGTTATCAACTACATCCTCAGGTACTCCTAAGAATTGAAAGATATCAGACCACTTTTCAATGTAGTTCTTTTCATCATCATTCATAATAGCTGAAAGTGTTTCGAACTCACCTATAGTAAATTCAGTTACGTTATTTCTAATCTCAAAAGTCTTAGAATCAAATAGTAAGTTTATCATGTGTTTGGTTTATTTATATTTATTATATTTATCTACATTAAATTATTAACTAAAAAAAAGTAGGCTTGAAGTACATAATTTATCATTTATTATAGTTACAAATTAAATCAAGTTTAGAATGAATATATAAGTAGTAAGTAACATAAGTTATTTATTATATAGATGTTTAAACTAAATTTTATAAGTGGTTAATACTGAACACTATAGCTTTTTCAACCTATCACTTTTATAAGAATTCCAACTTTTTATAATAATTATATGAAAGATATTATCAAATACAAAATTACTATCGATGATGAGTATTCTGAAGGTGAAGACCTTGGAATAGACATGATCGCATTTACTGCTAAACCAGCAGTTATAACAAAAGGTTTTGCGTTTAATACTGACCTTCCTAAATTACAATTCTTTGCTGATGAGTTAAAATATAGAATATGTGCACCTGTAATGATTCCAATGGATATTTATAGATGTGATTCTAATGAAGAGTATTATGTTCAGTTTACAATTTCTGAGATTGATAAGATACATTCTAAGTTTATGAAGAACATTTCAACTAGAAACATATTCAATTTAGATCATATTCAAGAAGATGTTGTACCTGCTTATGTATTAGAAACATGGATAGTTGAAGATCCTACTACTGATAAAGCCTTTATGTCATATGGCATATCTGTACCAAAGGGTACTTTAATGATGACTACACAAATTACAGATCAAACTGTCTATCATGAATTAGTTGAAAGTGGAAGACTTGGTTATTCAATCGAAGGATTCCTTGGTTTAACTATACCGGAAATAGAACAGAAAATGACTGAAACAAACCTTAAATTAAATATAAATACAAAAATGGAAAACCAAACCTTACCTGCTGGAGAATATACCAGTGCTGATGGAACTGTCTTTATTGTTGATGAAGCTGGAAATGCTACACCTAAAGAAGTACCTGCAGTTGATGAAAAATTAGCTATTGAAGATGCTAAAACTAAAGAAGTACCATGCGCTGAAGTACCGGTTGCTGAAATTCCTGTAGTTGATGCAGTTGAACCAGTTGCTGAAGTTGCACCTTCTTACACTAAAGAAGAAGTAGATGCTAAATTTGAAGAGATCTACAAAATGATTGCAGACATTAAATCTGAAGAAGCAGAAGTAGAAGTTACTACTGAAGTTCCTGTAGCTTTAAATGTTAACCAAAGATTTGAGCAATTCGTAAGATTTGCATCAACTACACCAAATTTATAATTTTTTAACCAAATTATAATAATTAAAACAAACAATAAATAAAACAACAAAATATAATGAGAAATTTAAAATTCGACCTTACTATTGACTCTACTGCGTTGGTTAATCCTAACCCTGTTGAGTTCTTTTCAAAAGCTTATATCACTGAAGATGTAGTTGATAACTTCAGAACTTTACCTGGTATCAAGTCTAAAACTAAAATTGCTACTACTTCATTCTCAAGCATCTTAAAAGCTTCTGATTGTGATTTCGTTGCAGGTGACCAAGTTCTTTCAGCTATCCAAATCGATGTAGCTCCTGTTTCTGCTCTTGCTGAAATCTGTAGATTTGATGTTGAAGCATCATTCTTATCTTTACAAATGGCTCAAGGTTCTGGTGCATCTTTCGAGGTTCAACCATTCATGAACTTCTACTGGGATCAAATGGCAAAAGAAATATCTTCTGAAATTGAAGTTCTTAGATGGCAAGGTAACACTGCTGGTACTGGTGCTGGTTATACTGGTGTTAATGCTTACAAAGTTTTAACTGATGGTTATGAAAAACAACTTTTAGCTTCTGCTGCTGTATGGGATGTTGCTGCTATCGCAATTACTCCAACTAACGTTCTTGCTCAAATGGCTTTAGTATATGCTTCTTTAGCAACTAATGCTCCTGCTTTAGTTAATAGAACTCAAGACTTAAGACTTTATGTTTCTCCTAACGTAGCTGCTTCTTATCGTCAAGCTGTTGCAACTGGTAACACAATGTCTTTTGTAACTAAAAACCTTGATTTATCTTTCTTAGATATCAAAATTGTAGTTTGCCAAGGAATGAGTGCTAACAGAATGGTTCTTACATTGAAAGATAACCTTATCTATGCATTTGATGGTGAAGGTGATGGTAAAGCATTAAAAGCTATCAACTTAGAAGATTCTATCGCAGAACCTAAATTGAGAACTAGAGCTAACTTAAAACTTGCATTTAAAGCAGTTAACTTAGGTGAGATAATCTACTACAACGCATAATAAAAACCTGAAGGACTAGTCTAACCACTAGTCCTTTATTTAACAAAATAAAATATAAACAAATGGCTTGTACAACACTATCTGCATTGGTTAAATCTTGTTCTAACAATCAAGGTGGTATTTCTGCAGTTTATATAAACGATTCGGATAATGTAACTGCTATCACAGAAGCACCAATTACCCACACAATCACAGCAATGACTGCATTACCTAAATTTACAACTTTCGAGTTTAACAGAAATGTAGGTAGTTCAACAGTAGAACCTAAGATTGATCTTATTAATGGATCAACTTATTACGAAGCTAAAATGACTTTAGTTTTCCACAGAAGAGAAGCTGCTAAATCTAGAGCTCTTACAATCCTTGCAGAAGGTCAAAGATACTTAAGTATCATATACAAAGATGCTAACGGTATATTCTGGTACTTAAAAGATGCTCAACTAGATGGTGGTGCTGAAGAAACTGGAACTGCTAGAGCTGATGGTTCTAAATACACAGTTACTTTTACTGCTCAAATGGAAAATAGACCATACGAAGTAATTTCAACAGTAGTACCTGGAGTTATTAACTAATACATAAACTTTAAACTTTAAAGGGACTTAACATTCATTTGTTAAGTCCCTTTTTATATTTAGAGTCTCCTACTGATAATAATATAAACATATAAAGAATTAGATGATCTATATAGAAAAGAATACAATTAACAACATTGTACTTACATTGACTGAAAATAGTCAATTAGCATCTCCGTTTTTCTTATTTAAGTTTGTTAATGAGTATAATCTTAATGCTACCCCTATTTGGTGGACTACCCCTGACATTTCAAACTTTACTAATCGATACAATCAATTTGTATTAGTTGAAAATGGAACTGGATCTACTACAGGTGGAATTTCTACTGCACTATCATTAGTTGGTGGTCAGTGGACATACACGGTTTATGAATCAACTACTCAAACTTTAGATGTTGCTTTAACTACTGGTAGAATTATAGAAATTGGTAGAATGGTAGTAAGTAATGTTCTATTTGATTCTGATCCTACAAATGATTCAGTATACATATAAATAAATAAATAAAACAGAAAATAAATGGCTTGGTATAATTTTAAATCAAAAAATACAACAGAGACTATTTCACCACTAATGAGTGAGTTTAGTACACCGTTTGGAAAGATAGGTGATGGAAACTTGTCTATGCCTTATGTTAGAGCATACGGTTCAGAAAGATACATTAGATTTGGTCAAGATAACCTATATCCACAGATAATCAATCAAATCTATTACATGTCTCCACTTAATGGTTCAATCATTAACTTCAAGGCTAACTCAGTAATAGGTGGTGGTTTTGAATTGACTTCACCTGCTGACCAATCTGCTCAACAAAAGGTAAAAGAATACACATTCATTAAAAAGAATAAGTTTACTAAAATAATGAGACAGTCTACTAAAGACCTTATTATGCATGGTAGAGTATGTATTATCGTAGATCCTACTAATACAGACATTAAATTAGAAAGAGTTGGTCCAGAAAAGGTTAGAAACAACAAACAAAAAACAATCTTTACTATTAGTGATGACTGGAGTAGATCTGTAGACATGTACGAACTACCTGCTTACAATCCTTCATTAAAATGTAAATCCTTATATCTATACGAAATAGATGGTGATGCAGGTCAGGACATCTATCCAATACCACAATATTGTTCAGCATTAAACTGGGCTTTTGTTGATGGTGAGTCTTCATACTTACACAAATCAAACATTATCAATTCTATCTTTCCATCATTTATGATTTCATTGGCTAAGAAATTTGGTAATCAAGATGAGATTGACAAGTTTAAAGATACAATTCAAAAGGCTAAAGGAGCACCTGCTGCAGGTAGAATCATGACATTTGTGGCTAACACTAAGGAAGAACTACCTACAATCACAGCAATTCCAACTAACTCTAATGATTCATTATTTACACAAACTGATGAAAGAATAGATGCTAACATATCTAGAGCACACTCAATTGATCCATTACTTATGGGTATCCGTGTAAGTGGTAAACTTGGAAGTGGTAATGAAATTCAACAATCTTACATCATCTTTGAAAAGAATGTAGTAATGCCTTTAAGAGAAATGGTAACTGAAATTGGTGATGATTTACTTTCTATTGCTAATATCAATAGCTCAATAAATATTAACAACTACCAAATAATCGGTGAGGTTATCGTAGATACAACAAAAAAACCAGTATAAGATGATTTATTTCGTAACCGAGGCTTTTATAAAAAAGAATGGTATAGTTACTTCAAATGTAGATGTAACAGATTTTACTCCATTGATTCAATATTCAGCTAAAGCATTTGTTAAGAGACAGATAGGTTCTGTTTTCTTTGAAGATCTGCTTACTAAATATAATGCTCAAACACTTTCAGTTGAAGAAGTTGCTTTAGTTGAGAAGATGCAATGGGCTATTAGTTGGAGAGCATGTGCTAATGCAGTAATTACTTTGACATACCAGTTAAAGAACAAAGGATTACAGACTCAAAATGATGACAATAGTGAATCAGTTGAACTAAAGGAAGTAACTTTTGTATATGACCACTACATCCAACAAGCTAACTATTTTGAGACTGAACTTAAAACTTTCTTAATTGCTAATAAAGCAGACTATCTAGTTTACTTAGATGTAACTAATAAAGATAGTGAAATTAAAAATAATGAGCACAATGCTAAAGGTGATTCTTTCAATGAAGGAGTTGGCTTATTGATAATCTAATGGAAAGACTAACACACGTATTTAACCAAATAAAGGAAAGTCTAGGTATTTTCTTTGGTATAATTTTTACATTCTTAACACCTATTCAAGGTATGTTAATGACTACTGGTGGATTTGTAATAATCGATACAATATTTGCTATCTATGTGGTAGTCAAACTAAGTGGATGGGCTGGATATAAATCTAATAAACTATTCAACATAGCACCTAAGACATTCTTTTACCTGCTCGGTATCATATTAGGATTTTGTGTTGATACATTTCTAGTAGATGGTAAGATTTGGGGTATCTCATTATTGATAACTAAATTTATTTGCTTTTTCTTTATTTATATAGAATTAAAATCAATAGATGAGACTAGTATGAAACTTGGTAACAGATCATTCTGGATAGTACTAAAAGAAGCAATCCTAAAAGCAAAAGCGTTTAAAAAAGATCTTAACGAAATAACTAAAAAAGAAGAATAATGGTAACAAGCGCAATGTGTTTAAAGAAATACGGAGATCCAACTAAGGAAGCTCATATGACAATCTGGGATATTCCAACTGAACTTGAAGTAGGTCCTGTACCTAAAAGACTGTACTGTAATGTAGATTTAGTTAAACCACTAACCTTAGCATTACAAAATATGATAGTTAGAGGCTATGTAAAGGACTTAAAAACCTGGGATGGTTGTTTTAATATCCGAAAGAAAAGAGGTCTTAATTCTGCATCTCTACATTCATGGGGTATTGCTATTGATATTAATGCAGCATGGAATGGATTAGGTAAGGAACCAACAATGTCTAAAGGACTAGTTCAATGTTTCCTAGATGCTGGATTTGAATGGGGTGGTACCTGGACAAGAAAAGATGGAATGCACTTTCAACTTGCTAAAATTTAAGAATCAGACTTGGATATATACTCTGATATTCGTTAATCATGTTATTTTTGTAAGGGTAGTGTAAAATAAGAATGCACTACCCTTTTGTGTTAAATTAATTAAAACTAAATATAAAATGGAAATTCCTCAAGAAATCAAAACCGGCTTAGACACAGTAGTAAAACAATACTCTGATAGTCCAGCTACAACTAATGGAGGCAGAATCCTTCGATTCTTTGCTAAATTTGTAAGTGTAGATACATTACTGAAATTGTTAGTACATAAAAAATAACAATCTCTACACCTCATTTAAGGAACTACTTATGTACTGTAATGGTATTATATAGGTAGTTCCTTTTTGTGTCTCTAATGAACTCGTATGTACTTAGATAAATAAAACAAAACCAATATGGAAGATTCATATACAGAATTTATGGCATCAGTTGACAAATTACTAACTGAAGTCAAACAGATGATAGATAGAATGGAAAATGATGTGGTTGACATAAAAGAAACACTAACAAAAATTAATGAAACCAGTGAAACCAGTAGTAACATTTGAAGAAATCATAATGGCAATACCAGCACTCAAAAGAAAATCAACTAAAGGTAAGACAGTAGTCTATAGCATAACCTGTAATGGCACAGTAAGATACATAGGAATAACTAATTGTTTAATCCGCAGAGCTACTCAACATAATAAAGGAATCTCAAGTGATGATAGAAAACCATTTTATATATGGTGTCGAGAGAATGGAATTGAATCAGTTGATCTAGAAATGATTTATGAATACAAGACTAGAGTTGAAGCTAAACGTAGAGAATGCCTAATTATCTTGCAAGACCACTTTAATGAAAAACAATTAATCAATAAGGTCCCTAATATCTCTGACAGATAACATAGATGGTATCTAGATGAACGATAATCTACTTTTAATATATTACCTTATAAAATAAAAAACATGGCTTTAAAATACATATTACAATGAAACGAACAATACAAGCACTAGCAGATCAATGGTTACTAACAAACTCCGCATCAGACTTTACTGAACTATACAAGGAATTGCATCCAAGACTCAATATCCACCTTATGAAATTACTCAAGGACTCAGATGATAGAAATGAAGCACTTTGCACAACCTTTGAGAATATCTTACTAAAGAAACATCAATACAATCCAAAATGGGCTTTTAATACTTGGTCTTATAGAATTGCAACTAATGAAGCACTATTACAATTTAGAAGAAAGAAGAACATTGCTCCACTAGAAGATATCCAAGCAGATCAATTAGAGCAATGTGATGACTTTAATAATGATGAAACTAAATCTCAAATCTATCAACTAGCACTAAAGGTAATCCTAGAATTGCCAACTGATTATAAGAATGTGATGTCTGCTTCAATGTCCGGTATGAGTTATGAAGAAATAGCAGAAGAGTTAGAGATGCCACTCAACACTATTAGAACTAAATTAAGAAGAGCTAGACAGTTAGTTAGAGAAGGTCTCATTAAGATTAATCCAAAGATAGAGGAAGAGTACAAAGGTTATTATTGATTAGTTTTGACTTGGTTAGCTTGAGTAGGCTTAAAGTATCATAATCAATTCATTAAAAAGTTTAGTAAA